ATGGCAACATTCAAATATGAAATATTTAAAGATAGGAAAAGAATAGATGGCACTTACAACGTTAAGATAAGAGTCACACACAATAGGAAGCTTAAAAGGATTCCCACTTCCATATATGTTACGAAAGAAGATATAACCAAGGGGTTTAAAATCAAAAATCAGTCCATCTTAGATGAATTAAATAACATCATATCCATATATCGGAGCAAGTGCAACCTGTTGTCATTGCTCATAAACGATATGGATATAACAGAACTTGTGGAGCATATAACCAAAACTGATGAATCATCTCTAAAAATAGACTTCATTTCCTACGCCCGCAAATGGATAGATGAGAACAGAGAGAAGCATGGAATCAATGTGTATTCCTGCATGGTAAACTCTTTAACAAAATTCCTGGGACGGGAGAAATTGGATTTTAAGGAGATAAATTACAAATTCTTGAAATCGTATGAAGAACATCTCGGTCAAAGACGTGCACTCTCTTTATATATGGGAGCAATCAGGCATTTGCATAACGAAGCTAAAAAAGAATATAATGATGAAGAAGCAGGGGACATAAAGATACCATGGTCTCCATTTACCAAGTATTCTATACCTAATATAATATGTACCCGCGAAAGAGCTTTGGACGCAGATACTATCAGAGCCATATACAACCTGCCATATATACTCACTAAAGATAAAAAGGAGAAGGATTGCAGATTTAATTTTGCAAAGGATATGTTTATATTATCCTTTTGCTTGATGGGTATGAACTCGGCAGATTTGTTTCTTTGTGACACTATAAGCGAAAGCAAGGGAACGCTTACAATCACATACAACAGGGCAAAAACTGCAACAAGAAGGACTGATAAAGCAAAAATAAGCGTTAACATTCATCCCTTCATATTGCCCATATACGAAAAGTATAAGGACGTATCCGAAGAAAGAGTTTTTAGGTTATATAAAAAGTATTCCACTTATGGCAGACTCAATGTTGCCATAAATGTAGGTTTGAAACAGATAGGGAAAGTTCTTGGCATTGAAGATTTGGAATTTTACGCAGCCCGGCATTCTTTCGCTTCCATCGCACGAAACGATTTAAAAGTGGACAAAGGTACAGTAGGAGAAGCACTAAATCATGTAGATAAAGAGAACAGAATGACAGATCTATACATAAAAAAAGATTTTTCCGTAATTAATGATGTTAACAGTAGGGTTATTGATTATGTTTTTAACCCCGATATGATGAAAGGGTAAATGTAAGGCAGCTTATTGGACCGCCTTTTCAAGGTTCTCTCTGATTTGTTGGAGCATTCGGAAAGCCCCGGCCATCTTATAGTTGCCCAGACATTGCTTAGCCTGCATGATACAACTTTCAACAGTAAGTTTCAAATCCGGAGTGAAAGCCGCTTTGTTAATCTGCATTTCTTTGGGAAGTTCATCAGCATGGTTATTGAACCATACGATCATTTCATTCAATTCCTCCTCGGAATAAGATTCTTTTTTTTCAGCCATAATACATAAGTTAATGTTAGTTCCGGCAAAGATAACAAAAATAGCCCCGACTCATCACGAGCTGGGGCAGTCCAATTTATAAATTTAAAGTCTTATGATGAAGATTGTCTATTGCGCCAATGCTTTACTATCAGCATAACGACAATCAAAACGGTTACACAAACACAGGCAAAACCGATTTGTTTAAGCAAAGTGGATTCTTTTTTATCCTTTACCCCTTCAGTCTTGGTTTCTTCATGTTTGGTGGAAGTGGTTTCCTTGTCAGCTTTCACTTCCGTACTGTCTTTGATTGCAGTTTCCTTCCTTTTATTCTTGCTGAAATCACCTTCCACATGACCGTCTGCCAATAACGGAGGTTTCCCGGTCAGGCTATCGGGCGGTTTTCGGGTATCATAGATACAGAAATCAATCACATAGTTACTATTAGTAGTAATGAGTTCGCTCAAAGAGGTACTTGATCCGTGTACGATGTTGACAGATTCACTGGCGCTATCTTTGCTGATTACTTCTACATCGGACTTGACAGCCTTATGCGAGCTGCCACATGATCCGAACAACAGGAACAAACACATGAAAGGAGCCAGCAATATATGCCGGCTTACCCAGTTCATAACTCTAACCAACATAGTCTACAACTTAAGAACTTGCATCCTGTTATCCCCGTCAGCCCGATAACTGACGTGCACCCAAGCGAAGTTAGACTCGTCAATCAATTGATCATAGGGCAGGTTCTTGCGGATATATTCAAATAACAGCTTGTTTTGCTGTCTGTCCCCAGTGTCAATATCAGCAGCTTCCCCCTTCATGTGCTGCGAGGTCTTGCTTCCCTTGACAGCTGCATTAAGTTCCAGACAGCGATAGCCACTGTTTACTGTTATTGGCTTTCCCCACCATGTGCGTAACGGATCAAGCACATTATCCACCAAGGCAGTCAGAGCAGTCACATGCTCCTGTCTGCATCTGTTATTGATACCCAAGCGGTCAGCAGTTGTTGACTTGCAGAGTTCCGCAATCGTAAAAAACTTCATTTCTTTTCCTCCTTATCTTTAATTAATGTAGCCCTGCGTGGTGGAATACGACGGCCGCATTCGCTGTCGGGCCTGTCACAACGGTTATGTTCGGCATCTTTCAATTGCAGTTCCAGCTCGTGGCACTTATGAATCCATGCCAGCTTATCAGACTGTTCATTACGAAGCTCAACGTATAACGCATCAATCTTGGCGTCACGCTGGGCGATACGTTCTTCCAGCCAGTCAACCTGCTTGCGCTCGTTCTCATCCTCCATTGAATCGGCGGACGCATCCTCTTTCCGTGCGTTCGTCTTGCGGTTCACCCAGAACGTGACACCCCAACGGACAGCCTCCAATCCTCCGAAAGCCCCGATTATAGCCAACCAGTCGTTTAATTCCATTCTGTCTATTGTTTATCTGATTATAATACTACTTCAAAGATATGTCTATTTACTTACGTCATTGTTGCAGAATTACTTAAATCCATTGCCACGATATGACAATAAAAAAGAGCCTGATGACAATATTTATTGCCATCAAGCTCCTGGTTACACTGCAAAGATAGTGAAAACTATTCCATATTCAATTCATATTGAAAAAAATAATCAGGAGCAATATTTCGATTATCCGAAGAAATTAAAGAGTCACAATATTAATAGAAAACAAATAGGATTCATGAAATCTACCGGTTGTCTATAAAATCAGATGTTCTCAAGCCTTTATCGGGAAACATCTTTACTTTTTTCCTTTTCCTTTGAACATTTTTCAAGTCACGCACAATGGTGCTGGAAAGTACCTCCGAATAAATCTGTGTGGTCTTTACGGAAGTATGTCCGAGCAGCTTCTGGACTGTTGTAATCGCAACTCCCTGATGAACCAGCAGGGTGGCACAGGTATGACGGCTCACATGGTAGGTTATCCGCTTTTTGATACCACACAATCCGGCCAGCTTTCGAAGCTGCTTATTCACTTCCGAGTTACAAGGCAAAGCGGCAAAACTTCCGATATCCGGATAACGATCAAGAATGCCCAATGCCTTGCTTTCAAACAGCAGATGCAACGGCAGACGGATTTCCACCCCTGTCTTAACGGACGTGAAGTGTAACCAACGCTTACCGTTTACCTTGATAAAGTTGGCCGGAGATAGCTGGCAGAAGTCAGAATAGCGCAATCCGGTATAACAGCAGAACAGGAAGGCATCGAGCACATGGCGCATGGATTCCTCTTCCACCTCGACCGTTTCCAGCTTCTTCAGCTCGTCCGGGGTAAGAAACTCATGTCTGCCTTTCTCCTGTTTGATTTTGTACTTTCTGAACGGATAAGCGTCGGCGTGCATATATCCCTGGTTGATTGCCTCATTGACCAAGGTACGGAGCTGTCTCATGTGCTTGGCTATCGTATTGACCGCATTGCCCTTTTCTCTCAAGTATTGCTCAAAATCACGAAGGAATGTATAGGTAAGATCCTTGAAGTCCAATCCGGAACGGAAATCATGCAGGACCGCCAGTGTCGAGTGCAGGTTGTCCTTGGTGGACTGCTTCTTGTCCGAATTGTCAATGGCTGATTTGGCGAAAGTGGAGAAGCTGATATTCACGGCACTTTTCTTCTTGACAGCATCCTTCAGTAGTGAGAGTGTGGCAGGTATTCCGCGCTTCCAATACCC